CGAAGTGTTAGCTGCAACAGTAAATGCCATACCATTATCCTCTTGCTTAAACACCTGAAGCTTTTCAAGTATTATATCAACTTCATCGCTGTATGATGTTTCATTTTTTCTTTTATGTTGAGCTGTTTTTAAATCATGAAAATAGTGTTCAAATATCTCCATTTGAGCTTTGTCGGCAAACAAATTAAACTCTTGAGGCGTTATGTAACCCCTTTGTTCTTTGTTGGCCATAGCCAATACCTTCTGATATACAGTGTCTACATTAACCATAATTATTTAGTTTTATAAGGAAACTGCTTATTCAACCATTTTCTTCTTTTATTACATCCACAATCTTGAGCCCCAACAGCTTTAGATGCCATTTGAGCAAGTGATTTAATTCCAGTTCTTGTTGTGAACTTGTGAATTGAGTCTCCTAGTCCTTTTGATTTTTCCATATTATAATATATTTTACTATATTATAGTTACATAATAAGTGGAAAGGTTAGCCCTAAATAAAAATAGCCACTCCTTTCGGGTGGCTATCTCTATTAGTTAAAAGATTATTAGTTTAATCTTTTTTCTATATTTGAATATATTTCCATACCTTCGTCAGTTTTAAACCACTGAGCCAGTGCAGAATACGGATGCTCATCAAACGGAACTGTCATTAACTTTCTACCAGTTGATCCCCAACTAAATGTTCGTTGATCTTGTGATAAATTAATAATCTTTAATTCCGTAGCTCTAATACCAAAGTTTCTAAGGATTATATTATCATCACTAACTAATTCTAAGAATAACCTAGGTTTTTTCTTAGCAAATAATAATAAATCTCTTTTAAGCTCTTTAGAACTCATCTTAGATACTCTAGAACCTATTTCAGCTCTCATTATAGCTTCAGCCATATCAATGTCTATTTCAGTGGCTGTTTTTAAAGCTTCTACTTCTAGTTCTAAGTGATCTAATTCAGTAGCCGCCCTTTGTACTGGTTTAAACTCTTCATATAAAATACCATTATGTGGATGATACAGTGATAATAGTTTTTGTAAAACAGTTTTATTTCTAGGTACGGTTAGTGTACCGTTTCTAAAAACAACATGTTCAAGCCTTTGGTCACCTTTCATTTCGTCAACGAAAGGAGTTTTTTGATTAACTGTATTTTTTAATTCTCTTTCGTACCCTAGTTTTTCATCAAAGTAATATACACCAGATGATCTAAGTTGAAAAGATAAAGGTTGTTTATTCCCTTTTAAATAATAAGTTCTATCTTTTATTTCCCAGTCATTTTTTAACTTAGGTTTTTCTTTTGGTTTAACTTCTACTTTAGGAGCTTCAACCATCGGTTCCTCTACGGTAACCGTTTCTTCAACTATAGGTTCTTCGACCATAGTTTCTTTTTTCTTTTTTGCCATAATATAATATAATATAAATTAAAAAAAAATATAAGGGCGATACTAGACCGCCCTTATAAATAAATAGTGTCTTACTTCATTAACATAAAGTTATTTGCACCTTGTACAACTAAACATCTTTCAGTTAAAAAGTGAGCTTGCATTACATCTAATGCTGAAGTTGTTGCTCCAACAGAACCAGTAATCCAAGACTTCATCTTTCTATCTTCCATTTGAGAAGCTCTGTAACGAACGTGTAAGAAAGGTCTCTTCATGTTTTTACCTAATGCTTGGTCATAAACAGAAGTAACACCAGCTGGTATTACAACACCTCTTATTGCTCCTGCAGAGTACTCATCGTTAATAGTTTTACGAGTAGCTTTATCATTTAAGTATCTAAAGTCAGATTTATAGAAGTCGTAAGAACCTCGTCTAAACCCTGAGAAACCTAAATTTAATGCCATATCTTCGTCGTTGTCAAATACTCCGTAAGAAGTACCTCCAGCTCCGTAAGAATTCATAGAAGCTAACATGTCATCAATTGCAAGAGACGTAGCTCTATTTACAAACATCATGTTTTCTTCAATAGCACCTTGATTATCAAACTCAGCTAAGATAGCATCGAACTCTGCTAAATCAGTAGCAGCGTTAACACCTGTTACACCTGTAGTTACATTACCTCTATCTTCGATAGCAGCAAATAAACCTTCAGTACCATAATTAATACCTGTACCAGCAGCCCCTGGAAGAACACCACCAGGTATTCCTGCGGCAGCAGTATTATCAATTATAGAACCAGCAACTGGTTTAACAGCTTCTAATAATGCCATTTCACAGTAGTCAGTAAATCTAGCTTTAACATCACCTTTTGCTTTCAAGTACCAGTAATAACCAGATTGCCCCTCTTCTCCAGTAACTTCAACCCAGCCGATTTGTGCTGCGTCAGATCCAGATACTTCGTAGTAATCTTTCATTATAATTGGTTTGTTAGAAAATTGCTTGAATTTTGGCGTAGCAGCGGCATCTCTACCGTTTGTACCTTTACCAAATTCAGAACCATAAACTAACACTTTACAAGCAGCAGCTGTAATACCAGCGTCCTCTAAAGTCGCGTAGCCGTAAGGCATAACATCAACAGTTGCATCAGCAACAGATTCAACTAAAGCTCTAACAACGCCAGTTGATTGAGCTATAAGTACAGTATCATTTACTCTAATAGCGTGAGCTGCACCAGCAGTTTGGTTGTCAATGTCATTACCTATTGTAAGAACACCACCACCAGAATCATCACCAGCACCTGTTATATTGTTGATGTCTGCTACAGTTGCATTGTAAGCTAAATGTAATCTACCTTGCTCTGACCAAATAACTTGATCTGCAGACATAGATTCTTCGGCACCTACTTGAGCTAAGAAACCTGAAATAGTTCGTTGTCCGAATACCTCAGCTTCTTTTTCCATTAGGTCCGGTAAATATTGTTGCGCCCAGCCGTTTGTGCCGGATGCAGTAAAATCGATATAATTTGTAGTAAGCGTTTGCTTCTGTGGAAGCGGCGCACTATTCAAATTATCCCCTGGATTAATTGCCATAATAATTTATTTTAAATTGTTTTTATTTCTTTTTACTTTTAATCTTAAACTTAAAATCTTCAGAGTTTTCTCCAAGAACTCTATACTTAACACCACCAACATTAACCTCGTTGTGAGTTTTTCTAGGCTCTAAATTAATATTTTTATCTTTAGCAACTTGGCCTTTAATGGCATCAGCTTTTCCCTGCTCATAGAAGTGACTAGCAACTCTATCAGCATTCATAGCTGTGAATAAAGATTTGTGATAACCCGCGGTGTCGTCTATAGTAGACTTGTCTTCACCAACAAACTTGTTGACAAAATTATTAATATCACTTTGAGTTGTCTTTACTTTATCGACGTCTTTCACATTAAACCTATATTTCTTTTCTCCTACTTTATATTCAAAACCTTTGAATTTTTCGTTAAAAAGATTATTTGTTTTATTTTGAAAAGACATCTTACTAGCTTCAGATACTTTTTTCTGCTCTTCTGATTCCTTGTTGTATCTATTAAAGAAGTCAATAGCTTTTTGTTGATCTTGGGTCAACTTTGACCCAGCTTTAATTTCTTCATAGTATTTGGACTTTTGCCCGTCCAGATGGGCTTTAGCCTCGGCAACTTGCTCTTTGAGGGCTATTTTCTTTTTACGTATTGCTCTTTCGTCATCTACTTCTTCATCAATACCAAAATTATCTTCCATTAAAAACGTTCTTTCTTCTGGTGTTAAGTGAGATTTAGTAGCTCTATAATATTCATCTAATACTTCTGAGTCGTCCATTTTGGTAACGTCTCTATTTAAATTAACATAGTCTTGTAGATCACCACCTGTCTCATCCATAAAGTCCATTAACTTTTGAATATTTTCAGGTAGTGGTTTTCCAGTCTCTTCTGCTTCAGTTACCGCTTCTTCAATTTTTTCTTCAACAGCTTCTACTTCTGTTTCTTTTAAATCTTCAACAGTTATTTCTTCTAGCACAGGTACTTCTTCGGTGGTATTTTCTACCACCTCTTCTTTTACCTCCTCAACTATGTTTGTTTTTTCTTCAACCGTGGGCTCTTCAGTTTCTTGAGCTAATGGTTTAGATAAGTCAACTTTTGCAACACTGTCATCGCCAGCGCTTTCAAATTTAGATTTAAATTGACCTTGTTCATTTCTTGGTTGTTCAGCTTTGGGCTGTTCAACTTGTTCAGGAGTACTTTGTACTTCCTCAACTGTGTTTTCGTTTTCTGCCATAATAAAATTTTATAAAATATTAAATATTAAGTTCGAGAGAATTTTTCCATATTCGCTCCCCCTGTAAGTATATCATTACCTGATGATTCAAAATTATTAAGTGAATCACCCTGTTTTCTTTGGTCTATCATTTCCTTTTGATAAGCCGCTTGCTTGTCAACTCTTTGATCTTTTCTATCTTCTCTTGTTGCTTCATCTGCTGATTTACTTTGCATTTCCATTTGCTTTGTTTGAGAATTTAAATCAAACTCAAATTGCATTAATTCTTTTTTAGCCGCAACTTCATTTTGTAAGTACTCACTTTGTAATTGATTTTTTGTTTGCTCTAACTGAATATCAGCCTGTGTCTTTACTTGTATTTTTTGTGCCTCCATTTGAGCTGCAGCTTGTTGAGCTTGTTGATTGGACTGAGCTTGAGCTTGCATGTTTTGTTGCTGCATTTGCTGATCTCTTTCCATTTTCTTTTTTCTTTTAATTTTCAACATTTGATTAGCTAGCTTAACATTTCTAACATCTCTAAGATCAATAGCATCATCCAGGTCTAGAGTTTTTTGCTGCAATGCCATTTGGATGTTGTTTTCCAATATTTGCTTTTCTTCTTCGTCTGGTAGTAATTCTATAAATATACCAAAGTCATACAAATGTAGGTTTTTCATTTCTTCTAGTGTAGCAACGTTGTGTGCTCCAATAGCATTTATGAAAGCTTCTCTTGTCGGAGAGTATTCTATAATATCAGATATTCTAAGTGATAAACACTCTGCAGCCTCAGCCGTTAAAAATAACATTGATTGTAATATATGCCTTGTCGCTGTATTGGAATTTGCAGCTGCTAGCTTTTGTACACCAACTAAAGCGTTTTTATCTGGCATACTACCATCTCTAGCCTCGTTTAATCCAGTTACATCTCTTATCATTTGTAGATAATAATTATAAGTCTGTATTAAGCTTTGCATTTTATTACCACCAACTCCATTTTGTATCTGTTGAATTGGCACTTTAGCAGGATTCATATCCCCTTCTGATGTGAAGCTTCTACCAATAACAGAACCAGTTTGGAAGAACATGTTTAAAGCTTCTTGTGGATTATAGTTTGTTCCGTTACCTAAATCTATTTCAGCTAAACCATCAGCATCTAAAAATACACCGTCAGGTACCATACGCGCCATTACTTGTTGTAGCTTCAAATGAGTAAGTTGAATCATATCAGCAAAACCTGTTATTCTACCTACTAAACTTTCTATTCTGCCTTCATACATTCTTGGAGCAACTATTTGATAGTTCATTTTCACGGTACCAAAATCAGAATCTGATCTCATCATATTAGGTGCCATTTGCCATTTTAATAGCTTTTGACAACCAATTACAAACGCGCCCTCATACAAGCACTCAACCACTCTATCTAGTTTTCTAAACTCACCATCCATACTTTCCACAGGTGGGTTAAACGAATCATCTTTTTCTATAATCTTTTCTCCACCTGTTGCCGTCTTTTTTAACTTGTAAACACTGTTCATATGTGTTTTAAAATTAAAATATAAAACTTGTATTTTGTTTTTGTCGTCTTCTCTTTTTCTAACACTAGAGTAAACGTTACCCCTAGACTTACTAACTATCTCTTCTACTTCACTTTCAGTTAAGTGTTCAAATTCTTTTACTAATTCGTTTATTGGTATTTCTTTTATTTCACCGACGTAGTATACGTCTTCAAAATAAGGAGATTCAGTGTATGAATACACTAAGTTTGCTGGATCGACATATTTACTTTTAGCGCCGTCGTTCCAATCAAAAGTAGTTTTTGTTGCTGCTATACCTAACGTTGTTAGATCATACAAACACCTTCTCCTAACCAAGTCATAGTCACTAGCTTCTAGCAAAGTATTAACAGCTTGCTCTTCGGCTAACTCAACAGCTTGTTTATAACTAAGCTGCATGTGTAATTTTAATTCTTCTTCTGTATCAGGTAGAGTTTCAGGATCATTTTCGTAAAGGTTTAAATCGAAGTTTGCTTTAGCAGCATTATTAAATTCTTTTGCTCTCATATCCCTAAGCATAGACTCCATGTACTCAGTTCTCTTGCTCACGCCAAACTCGTCTTGAGAAAAGCAACTAATTTCATAGTTTCTTTGAGCCATACCATTAACAACAATATCAACAAACTTAGGAATAATAGGCACAGGCTTCCAGTCAAGATTTAAATATGATAAATCACCATTTATTGATAACTCATTTTTATACTTCTTAACATCTTGTTCCCCTCTAGCATATAGTCTTAATCTATGAAATGTGTTATGATTTGTGTTAAACTTATTGTTGTTGCCGTCAAACCACTCTTGCTTAATAGCTTTGGCGACTTTTAATCCGTAGTCGTCACTAAGTTTTTCTAAATCACTTACCGCTTGAGAAGGAAAGTTTACTATAGAATCTGTCATACTTTATTCTTTATTATTGTTGATTGAAATCCTTTGTTATTATATCTTGATATAGAAATATCTAAAGGCTTCTTTTTTACTTCAGGGTTTGGTCTATACAAATGTCTGTTACATCCCATTATAGCTAACCCAGAACTTATTGAAGCATCGTATTTAGTTCTTTTTGTTATATCAAATCTAGCCCAGTCATTAAGCGTTTTGTTGAAATACATATTACCATAATTACTTTCACCCTTTAAACCAACATGATCGTTGATATACATTTCTATTGCAGCCGCATGAGCTTGTTTTATATCTTCACTTGAATTAGGTATTCCACCTACTTCTTTTTCTGCTACTGATAATTTATTCCAAATTTTATCAGGTCTGTTCATGCTAAACTTTCTATATCCTCTTCTGCGTAAGTAGTATAATAATCTTGGTTTATTATTTTCCGCAAGTATTGGCATTCCATAAAACACTAACGCCATCAAAACGTCTTCAAAAAATATATCAGCTGTTTGAGGTCTAGCTATATATTCTAAAAAGAAAGTATTAGCTGGAGCGTCTTCCATCGAAAATTTAGTTAATCCATGTAAAGCTCCTTTTGATCCAGCACCGTCTACAGTTCCTGATATATCATATGAGTCACACCCAAAAGCTCCCATATGCTCGTTTCCTGGGTGCTTTACTCCATTTTTTAATATAACATTATTTTGTAATCTCATACCTGGTATCCAACTAATGTTAAATCTACCATTTGGGTCTGGATTAAAAACAACTTTAGTATCTTTAACTCCATTTGTCCATTGAAAATTACCGGGCGTTAACACCGATGAGTTTCTTATACCTTCGTTATAATCTATTTGCTCGTATATTTTTATAAGATTAAATAAACTATTTTTAGTTTCATCTCTAAAAGCATGCTCTTCTGTTCTGGGAAATTGGCGATAAAATTCATTTAAAGCGTCTTGATCTCCTTTTAAACCATCAGCCTCATTATCCCAGTGGCTTATTACACCTTGCTCTATTTCTATTCCATGTGGATCAAATGTTTGTTTTTCAGGATCAGTGAAAACAGGTTGCCCGAACTCGTCAATGAACCCTTCGTAATTCCATTCCATAGGAACAAACAAAGAATATAATCCCGACTTAGTCTGTCCATTTCTATTTCTTTTTGTAACATCTGAATCATTGTATAGGTTTTTAAAATTATCACCTCCTTTATCAAGTGAGTTACTAGTGCTACCCATCATACACTTTCCAACTATTCTACTACCTAATCTTAAACAAGTTTTTGTAACTCTCCAATTATTTTTTATATTATCAGGTCTTTCCCATTTACCACTTTCATCGTGTACTAATAAAGAAAGTTTTTCACCATCATAACTGTTGTCACCTGTATTTTTCCAGTCTATAGTTGTATCTAGTCCTTCAACGTCATCCATCTCCTCACGCTCACGTATTTTCTTACGAGTAAACTTTTTAGCTGGCACTCTATATGCGAGTTCAGACTTTGGTCGGTCCATACCATCTTGTATTGGTTTAAAGAAAAATGGATAGTTGAGACTTATT